AGAGGGGAAACCCTTACACATGTCCACGCTTCAGAATTGGCTTTCTGGCCTAAATCAACGGCTCAGGACATATGGAACGGTCTGGTTCAAGCTGTACCGAATACTGCTGGCACTGCTATCTTTATCGAGAGTACGGCAAACGGTGTAACTGGTATTTACTACGACCTTTGGAAAGGGGCAGTAGATGGGACTAACGGCTTTGTGCCTGTGTTTATCCCTTGGTTTGCTGATCCTACTTACATCGAGGATGTTCCAGATAACTTCGAGAGAACACCAGATGAAGAAGACTTAGCTGCTAAATACGATCTTTCTGATGAGCAGCTTATGTTCCGTAGGCGTAAGATAGCCCAGAACGGAATTGACCTTTTCCGGCAAGAGTACCCAGCCGAGCCAGAAGAGGCGTTTCTGACAACTGGTCGCCCAGTGTTCAGCCCAGAACAACTGCAACAGTGCTTAGGTAATGCAAAAGACGTAGAAGAACGTCTTGCCCTCGAAGGTGATGAGTTTGTTAATCACTCACGCGGGGAACTAACCACTTACTTAAAACATGATAGCGGAGAACAATATGTCATTGGGGCCGATGTTGCGATGGGTGTCCGAAATGGAGACTGGTCCGTTGCACAAGTCCTCGACAGTAAGAAAAGACAAGTTGCGACATGGCGTGGTCGGGTTCATCCAGACCACTTTGCAGAAGTTCTCAATGCGCTGGGCGAGTATTACAACGAAGCGTACATCATTGTCGAAAACAATTCTCACGGATTGTTGACGTGTACGCGGCTAGGAAAAGACCTTGCTTATCCTAACTTTTATACAGAGGTTCAGGTAGATAAGCTCACTGATCGTGAGACAATCAAGCTAGGCTTTTCTACAACAGCAAAGACCAAGCCGCTGATCATCGATCAACTTCGCGCCTCTATGCGTGAGGGAGAGCTTGAACTCAACGACAAGACTACCATCAGAGAGATGCTGACTTACATCGTTACCGAAAGCGGGTCGATGGAAGCAGAACCCTCATGTCATGACGACTGCGTTATGGCTCTTGCTCTCGCTAATCATGTCCACGAGGGAGCTTGGGAACCAGTAGAGATACCTGATGAACTATACTTGGAAATGGTCTAAATAATGGCAAAAGTAGAAGATTATGAAAAGCTAGATGACAGTGCTATCGTCAAGCTAGTGGAAGACAATGTTAAGACTTCCGTTGGTTATTACGATAGTGATCTGTCGAGAGAGCGTAAAAGAGTTACTGAATACTACAACGGTACGCTCCCAAAGCCAGCCCATGATGGTAACTCCAAGTATATTTCACAGGATGTCTATGACTCTGTAGAAAGTATGAAGGCGGCGTTACTGGAAACCTTTTCTGCTGGTGGGAATATCGTTCGTTTTTCCCCACAGGGACCAGAGGATGTGAAGACCGCAGAAGTATGCTCTGCCTACACAGACTATGTTTTATTCCGGCAGAATGACGGCTTTGGGATCTTTCGGTCTGTTATCCATGATGGACTGACATCAAGAGTAGGCATTGCTAAGGTATTCTGGCAAGAAAACTACAAAGACAGCATCAAAGAGTTTACGGATATTACCCAAGACCAGCTTGATATGATCCTTGCTGAAGATGGGATTGAGCTTGTTGAAAGCAAGACAAACTCTGAAGGGCTGGTGTCTGGTTTATTCAGCGAAGAAATAGACATTAGTCAGGTTGCCATCGAGGCTATCCCACCTGAAGAGTTCCTTATCGAACCGCAAGCAAGAAGCATCGATGACGTAAACTTCTGCGCCCATCGTACCCGCAAGACACTCTCTGAGCTTAGAGAGATGGGCTATGATGATGATAAGATCGATAAGCTAGGAGACCATGAAGACATTGAGATGGACACAGATCCAGAGGTTCTCGCAAGACATGAGGATATAGGATCTGACCGAGGTTTCAATGCCCACGGTTATCAAGACCAAGTTCGCTCGATCATGGTTTATGAAGCCTACATGGTGGTTGATGTCGAAGGCACTGGAGTTGCTAAACTACATCGGATTGTCAAGGCTGGAAATCAGCTCCTTGATATCGAAGAGGTGCAGCGTAAGCCTTTTATCTGCTTTGCTCCCCTCCCCATCCCACATGCCTTCTATGGATCTAACTTTGCTGAAAAGCTGGTTGCGACACAGAACGCAAGAACTATCTTAACTCGCTCTATTTTAGATCATGCAATGATCACAAACAACCCACGTTACATGGTTGTTAAAGGTGGTCTAACGAACCCTAGAGAGCTTATAGACAACCGCGTTGGTGGTCTGGTGAATGTATCTCGTCCTGATGCAGTTACACCAATGCCACAGGCCTCTTTAAACCCCTTTGTGTTCCAGACAATCCAGCTTCTTGATGAAGATAAGGAAGAGAACACTGGTGTTTCCAGACTATCACAAGGCTTGAACAAGGATGCGATCTCAAAACAAAACTCAGCCGCTATGGTTGAGCAGCTTGCCACTATGTCACAGCAGCGGCAGAAGATCATTGCTCGTAACTTTGCAAATCAGTTTGTAAAGCCCCTTTTCCATGAAATCTACCGTCTGGTTGTTGAGAACGAAGACCAACAAAAGATCGTGCAGATTGCTGGAGAATACGTCCAGATCAATCCAGAAGCATGGGAAGACAAGCGAGATGTTATTGTCGAGCTAAGGCTTGGTTATGGTGAACAAGAGCGTGAAAGCCAGAAGTACATGGCTATGCACCAACTCTTTAGCCAAGATCCAAACCTTTCTCGTATGTATCAGCCCCAGAACCAATACGCTCTTATCAAAGATGTTATGGAGCTAACTGGTATCATGAATGTTGCTGATTATCTAACCCCACCAGACCAACTGCCACCACCTCAGCCTGATCCAGCCGCTGAGATGCAGATGCAGATGGCACAGAAGCAATTAGAAATTCAGGAGCGTCAGACCGCCCTTGCCGAAATGAAGGCACAGATGGACGCACAAATGGCGCAAATGAAACTTGAGCTAGATGCAATGAAGGCTCAAGCACAGATGGCTATCCAAAGCGATAACCAAGACCTCAAAGAAGAGCAGTTTAAGTTCAAGCAGTACATCGACAGTGGTGAGCTTGAGATCCTAAAGACTGCCAAAGATCTGCGCGGGATTGCATCACCGACAGGATAATAAGGAAAGCAAATGACTGAAGTACAAGAAAAACAAGAAGAGCTAGTACGGTTAGGAGATGAGGCTGAGGTACTTTTGAAAGCACCAGTCTTTAACTCCACAATCAATCAACTCGTGGATGCTTCTTTTCACGCCTTTTGCAACAGCAAGCCTGATGAAAAGGACTCAAGGGAGAGAAGCTACACACATTATAGAGCCTTAGTTGACATCGTTAATACCCTACAACAGCGGGTAGCAATTAGAGACGAGATCAACGCTAAGGCTGGTGACAACAACCAAGAGGATGAATAGGACCATGAGTAACGTCCAACAAAACACCTCAACTACAGAAAGACTGCCCCTGTCTATTGACGAGGCAGCAGACGCTATTCTGGCACGTTGGGAAGACGCTGATGAAGGTCAGCCATCAGAAGACGAAGGTTCAGAGGCAACTCAGGACATCTCCGAAGACGAGACTATGGATGCCCCTGAGATAGACGAGACAGACGAAGACTACGATCTTGTTGAGATTGATGAAGACCCTGAAAAAGAAACAGAGGAAACAGAAGACGAAGATGATGACAGTGATTATGAGGAAGATGAAGAATCTTCCACCTCTCTTGATGATGATGCTGTTGTCGATATCCAAGTTGATGGAAAGACTGTTCAGGCATCTGTCAAAGATCTTAAAAGACTGTACGGACAAGAAGCTGCTCTCACTCGAAAGTCTCAAGAAACAGCTAGACAACGCAAAGATGCTGAAGATGCTCTTAACAAAACTAATCTCATTATGCAGCGTATGCTGGAGAAAGCTGAAGAGCGTTGGAAGCCGTATTCTGAAGTGGATATGCTCGTTGCAAGTAAGAGCATGGATACAGAAGACTTCGCGCAACTTCGCAAAGAGGCTCAAGACGCTTTTGAGTCGCTAAAGTTTCTACGCGAAGAAGCTGACGATTTCTATAATACAGTTCAAGAACAAAACAAACAGAATATGCAAAGCGCGGCAAAAGAGGCCGTGAAAGTCTTGAAAGATCGGATACCAAACTGGAGCAATGCCGTATATGACGATATACGAGGATACGCTATCGGTGTTGGTCTTCCTGAAGATCAAGTCAACCAATATGTTGATCCTGTCGTTATAGAAATTCTTAATAAAGCTAGGCTTTACGATCAGAGTAAGAAAACAGCCAGTATTAAGAAGAAGTCAGCATCATCCAAGAAGATCCTAAGAACCAGTAAAGCACCTGAAACGCAGAAGCGTAGAGCCGCTGCTAGACAGGCAGAAACACGAAAGCGTTTACGGTCAAGTGGAGCCGATATGGATGATATTGCAAATGCCCTGTTGTCTCGCTGGGAAACCTAAGTAATAACTTCAAAACCCAGCTATAAGGAATTGATAATATGGCAACTTTTACCACGTATGATCAGGTAGGAAAAGCCGAAGATGTGTCAGACATCATCTCCGACATCACCCCTACTGATACCCCTATGGTAACTTTGATCAAACCACAGAAAGTGTCTGCACGAGTATATGAATATCAGACAGACTCACTTGCTGCCGCCGCTGCTAACGCACAGGTGGAAGGTGCAGATCCTACAATCGCTACCCTGACTGCAACGACTATGATTTCTGGATATACACAGATCCTTCATAAGGCGTTTCAGGTTAGTGCCACCGCCGATGCCATTAAGACATATGGTAGAGCGAAAGAAACTGCGTTGAGTTTGGTAGCGTAGTATAAACCTCGTGAATTGCTGGAAAACCCTCAGGGGCAATCAGCAGCCAAGCCTCGAAAGAGGAAGGTTCAGAGACTATCCGACAGGAGTACACTCAAGTGAGTGGAAGCGCGAGGGTCTGCAACCAGCAGACATGATATAGTCCGATCTCATGGGTATAACCATGAGCAGCCGTAAGGCGGCTTGAGATTAACGACCTCAAGTGAACACAAATGACCAACTTGGTCGTGCCTTGAAAGAAATCAAGCGTGACCTAGAATACGCATACGTTGGAGCATCAAACGCTGGCGCAGCCGGTACAGGTGGTGGATCTCCAACTGCTCGTGAAATGGACTCAGCCGATCAACTGATTGGTGCAGCAAACACAACTGCCGGTGGTTCAGCCGCCCTTACGGAAGCAATGCTGCTTTCAACAGGCCAAGCTGTCTTTAATGCAGGTGGTGACGCTTCCATCTTCATGATCAAACCAGCCGACGCCCAGATTGTTGCTGGCTTCACAGGAGCATCCGGTCGCTACCGTAACTTCAACGACGGTACGAAAACATTGGTCAATGCTATTGACCTATATGTTTCTCCCTATGGGGAATATAAAGTGGTGCTTAACCGCCACCAAATGACCACACATGCGTTCCTTCTGGATCCAACAATGTGGCGTTCAGCGGTTCTGCGTCCTTTCTCTCGCACACTGTTGGCGAAGTCAGGCGACTCCGACAAGCACTTTGTTGTCGGTGAATACGGTTTGATGCACTTGAACCCACTTGCATCAGGTCAGATCAACGCCCTTACATAAGGGCTTCTGAATAAGGCGTGGGGGGATCAACGGTGGCTTTCTGCTCTCCTTTCCACCGCCCCTCACCCCTTACTTAACTAACCATCGAGAGTACCAGAGACCCGCCTTATGGCGGGTTTTCTTTTGCCTCGATTTAAGGAGAAGTAATGGTTGATTATAATAAAAATAATAACGTCAATCTAATCGGTATCGATACTAAATATGACGCAGATGTAGACGGTGTATTTCGTAAACATACACAGGACATCACACAAGACTTCCTAGACGATATCAAGGAACAGCGTGATTACTCCAAAGATAAACGTGAAGGTGATTTCATGCGGGTTGCCTCAATCCCTACGGTTGTCGTTGAGAAATGGATGAGAGAAGGCTTCAATATTCTTGATCCAAATGTGAACGGCAAGGAGATCATAAGACGGCTAAAAGCCGAAAACCTCGATGCCTTTTTAACAACGGATAAGAGTATTTAACAATGGCTTACAGCGGTCCAAAGAAGTTTAGCAAAACAGTCAAAACTAAGACTGGAACTAAAACAGTCAGGTACGGAGCTAAAGGATATTCTATCTCCCCTAGCACAAAGAAGGGCGATAGTTACTGCGCCCGATCTGCCGGACAGATGAAAAAGCATCCCAAAGCCGCCAAAGATCCTAACAGCCCTCTCAGGCTTAGTAGAGCCAAGTGGAAATGTTCAGGAAGTAAGTCGAGGAGAAGTTAATGCCTAATGTTGCAGGACGTATGTACCCCTACACCAAAGCTGGTAAAGCTGCCGCTAAGAAGGCGGCTAAGAAAGTTAAAGCAGCGGCTAAAACAAAAACAAAGAAGCCCAGTAAAGGATATGCGTGATGTCACTGTGGGAAAACATCCATAAGAAGAGAGCAAGGATAAAAGCCGGATCTGGAGAGCGTATGAAGAAAGCCGGTGAGAAAGGTAGACCAACAAACACTGCCTTTAAGAAAGCTGCAAAGACATCTAAGAAAACGCGGAGTGCTTAATTATGAACTATGGTGATATCAAGACGCACTTTGATGCGTTATTAAATAGAAGTGACATAACAACTGCACTGACCGAACAGTTTATCAATGACGGTATCGCTCGTATTCAACGGTCACTCAGAACACCGATGCAGGAAAAAGTGCTATCGGTAGCTATAACATCAGCAACAACAACAATAACCCTTCCGGCAGACTTTTTGGAAACCATCAGTTTGTATTATGACCAGTACGAACTGCAAAGAGTACCGATGAACCGGTTCAGGGAATTAAACCACAGTAATTACACTGGCAGCCCTATGTTCTACACTAGGCAAGCAGCAGATTTACTTTTGTATCCCCAGCCAGCCACTGGAACGCTTGTTCTTTATTATTACGCTGAAATGCCAGCGTTGGTTAACGCCACTGACACCACTCCAATGACACAGGTTGCAAGTTCGCTGATCATTTACGCAGGGCTTGCCTTTGCAGCTGACTATTACCTCGATGAGAGAGGTGAGCTGTTCGAGGCGAAGTATAACCAGCTTCTTACTGAACATCAGGAAATGGCGAATGACCAAGAGTTGAATGGCGGGACACAGGTCATACAACCCACATACAGTTATCAAGACTACTAAAGATTAGGAAATCATTAGATGGCAAATACCAGTTTCTTCGGACTGACAGGCACGACTGCTGAAGTCCAAAATACAATACAAGCATCCGTTGATGCAGCAGCTACGTCTGCCACTAATAGCGCAACAAGCGAAACCAATAGCGCAGCGTCAGCGGCATCGGCACTTGCAAGTAAAAACGCAGCCGCTGTGTCTGCCGCAGCCGCTTTGGTCAGCGAGAACGCCGCAGCAGCATCGGCTGTCGCAGCCGCATCAAGTGCAGCGGCAGTCACAGGCGCATCAGCGTCTGTTTTGCAGAAAACCGGCGGTGCAATGACTGGAGCCATCACAACTAACTCAACCTTTGATGGGAGAGATGTAGCAACCGATGGTGCAAAATTGGATGGCATCGAGAGTGGAGCTACGGCTGATCAGACAGCAGCAGAAATCAAAACAAGTTACGAAAGTAACTCAGATACAAATGCCTTTACTGACGCACTACAGTCTAAGTTAAATGCTGTTGAGGCTTCAGCAGATGTTACTGACGCTGGTAACGTAAACCCGCTTATTGATGCTCACCTTAACCAAAGCACGGCAGCAAGTGGCGAGTTACTAAGCTGGAATGGTTCTGACTATGACTGGATTGCGGCTGCTGGTGGCGGTGGAGACTTACTGGCAGCCAACAATCTTAGCGATGTGGCTAATGCTGGCACTGCTAGATCAAACCTTGGCGTTGCTATTGGCTCTGATGTTCAAGCCCATTCTTCTGTTTTAGATAGTACAACAGCGTCCTTTACTACAGCAAAAGACAGCAAGCTTACTGGCATTGAAGCTGGGGCTACGGCAGATCAAACTGGCGCAGAAATCAAAGCAGCTTATGAAGCTGAAGCAAATGCTTTTACAGATGCACAATTTACCAAACTGGCCGGAATTGAAACGTCAGCGGATGTAACAGACACAACAAACGTGACTGCCGCTGGTGCGTTGATGGACAGCGAGGTTACCAATCTTGCACAGGTTAAAGCCTTTGATAGTGCTGATTACGCTACTGCGGCGCAAGGTACCACGGCTGACGCGGCGTTGCCACGCACTGGCGGTGCAATGACTGGAGCCATTACCACTAACAGCACTTTCGATGGTCGTGATGTAGCTACTGATGGTGCCAAACTTGATGGTATTGCTGCTGGCGCAAATAACTACGTCCACCCAAATCATACTGGCGAAGTCACATCAACCGCTGATGGCGCAACGGTTATTGCTGATAATGTTGTTGATGAAGCTAATCTCAAAGTATCCAATGCTCCTACAAATGGATACGCGCTAACTGCACAATCTGGTGCGGCTGGTGGTTTGACGTGGGCTGCCGTGTCTGGCGGTGGCGGTGGTATAAGTAACGTAGTCGAGGACACCACTCCGCAGCTGGGCGGCAGCTTGGATGTTAATGGGCAGGATATTGTTAGCACAAGCAACGGCGACATTGACTTAGACCCTAACGGCAGCGGCAAAGTTGTGTTTAAGGGTAACGCAACAAAAGGCTCTGGTCAGTTTGTTCTTAATTGTGAGCAAAACACACACGGCATTGTTATTAAAGGGCCACCACACTCAGCGGCTGCAAGTTACACGCTGACACTGCCAAACACTGATGGTTCTGCAAATGAGTTTTTGCAGACTGATGGGTCAGGTAATTTAAGCTGGGGTGCTGGTGCAACTTCTTACAGCGATAGCGATGTTGACACCCATCTAAACACATCAACCGCATCAGCGAGTGAAGTTCTTAGCTGGACAGGCACTGATTATGATTGGGTTGCGCAATCTGGCGGTGGGGGCGGTGCAGACCTTTATGCTGCTAATGAAAGCAGCCCAGCAGCGCAACCTTCAGCAACAGGCGGCAATGCAATCGCTATTGGTGATAGCGCAAGAAGTAGCGGCGATGATGCGGTTGCTTTGGGTGTTTCAAGAGCCAGTGGAGACCATAGTTTTGCCGCTGTTATTGCTAACGGCACCAGCAGTTATGGCGCGATTGGAAATTATAGCATTGCAATAGGTTTTCAGGCAAAAGCGTCCAATTGGGGAGGTG